GCGACGACGGGCCGCCGCGCGAAATCGTCGATCGCGCGGCCGACCTCGGCGAACGGCGAGATCGGTCCGGCGCTTGGCCGCCTGCGCGACCGCTGCCGCGAATTCGTGCGCGATTCATGGGCAGGCGGGCGCATGCTCGACGTGCTGGTCGGCCATGTGGTCGGGACCGGCATCGTCACGACGCCGGAGACGGGCAGCGACCGGGCCGACAATGCGGCGAAACTGGTGATCGAGGAATGGTCGGAAACGGCCGACGTCGAGGGCGTGCTCGATTGGGCGGGCCTGCAGGCGCTGTCGATCCGGTCGATGATCGAGGGCGGGGACTGCGTGCTGCGCCATATCGACCTGCGGATGTCGGACGCGGGATCGACCGTGCCGTTCCGGCTGCAGGGTCTCGAAGGCGACCAGATCGACGTCAGCCGCGACACGCTGATCGGCGACGGCAGCGTGCGGCTCGGCGTCAAGCTCGGCGCATGGGGCCGGCGCGAGGGACTTTATCTGCACGAGGAGCATCCCGGCGAAATGCGCGTCGCCTCGCTGCGGTCGAACCTCGTCGCCTGGGACCGGCTCTGCCACCTCTACCGTCCGCTCCGGTTCGGCCAGGTTCGCGGCGTGCCGTGGTTCGCGGCGATCCTGCTCAACGGCCGCGAGGTCCAGGAACTGATCGACGCGACGATCATCAAGGCGCGCACCGAGGCCAGCTTCGCCGGCTTCATCCGCCGGCCGAGTTCGGGGTCGCCCTTTGCGAAGACGACGACGAAGGACGAACGCGGCGACAGCAATTTCCGGATCGAGCCGGGGATGATGACGGACATCGGCGACGGGGAAATCAGCTTCGCCAATCCGTCGACCAATACCGCATTCGGCGAGGTCTACATGACCGCCATGCAGGCCATGGCGGCCGGAGCGATGATCACCTACGACCAGCTGACCGGCGACCTTCGCCAGGCGAACTATTCATCGCTGCGGGCCGGCAAGATCGAGTTCCGCCGCCTGGTGGAACAGGTCCAGTGGACGATCGCCGTCCCGCGCATGATCGCGCCGGTGATGCGCGCCGTGATCGACCGCGCGACGCTCGCCGGCAAGCTGCGTCCGAGGCGGGGAGGCTATCGCCTCAACCACATCATGCCGGCCGTCGAGCCGATCGATCCGAAAAAGGATCTCGAAGCCGACATCCTGGCGGTGCGCGCGGGGCGCCTGTCGCCGCAGGAGTTCATCGCGGCGTGGGGGCGGGACTGGCGCGAGGTCGTCGAGGACACGGCCCGCTTCCTGCAGTTCATCGATCGCAACGACGTCTCGCTCGACATCGACGGGCGCAAAAGCATGAAGGGGTCCGCCAATGGCGCAGACGCACAACCGCCCGCCGGCGACTGAAGGCGCGCGCGACCTGCAGCTCGCGAGCCGTGCGGCGCCGATCGTCGACATCGACGACGGGGCGCGGACGGTCGACGTGATCTGGACGGCCGGCGCGTCCGGCCTGCAGTACGACTGGACCACGGGTCGGCGCTACATGGAGGAACTGGTCGTGTCGGAACGGTCGGTCCGCCTCGGCCGGCTCAACGCGGGCGGACCCGTGCTCGACAATCACAACCGCTATGGCGGCCTGAATTCGATGCTGGCCGTGATCGAGCGGGCATGGATCGCGGACGGCAAGGGTTACGCGACCGTCCGGTTTCCGAAAGCCGAGGACGATCCGGAAGCGGACAAGGTTTTCCGGAAGGTCAAGGACAAGATCATCCGCAACCTGTCGACCGCCTATCAGTACCACAAGGTCGAGGTCGATCGCTCGAAGGACCCGGAGGTCTGGCGCGTCGTCGATTGGGAGCCGTTCGAAATCTCCTTCGTCCCGATCCCCTTCGACACGCAGGCGCAGGTCCGGTCCGAACAGGACCGCGAGCGGACCTATCGGTGCCTGTTCGCCGAGGCCGCCCTCCCGGCTTCCGCCGCCGCCGCCAGGGCGCGCATGCGCCAGCGGATGGCGCGCGCCTGACCTGCAACCCATACCGCCTGCGATCCGGGGACGCAGGGCGACGGTGACAACACCCCCGACTCCACAAGGAACCAACGCAATGAAACACTCCCGTTTCTTCGCGGCCGTCGCCCTCGCCCTGACGATCGCCGGCCTCTATGCCATCAATCCGAGCCTGGCGCTGGCCGCGCCCGATTCTACCTACGGCCTCGCGGACCTGCTCGACCGCGTGGCGCCGCACGTGTCCGACCTGTTCGTCGCCGCACCGCTCGTCGTCATGCGTGCCCGAGCCGACCTCCTGCGCCGCAAGGCCGAGGCCATGGTCACGCAGATCACCGACAGCATGGCGCCAGACCAGGTGCGCACGATCGAGACCGAGCACGAGGCGATCCTGCGCGAGCTCGAAACGCTGCACGGCGAGATCGCCGCGGCCGAGGAAGTCGAGCGCGTCGCAGCGGCGGCCGGCGCCGGCGCCGGCGGCGACAATGACGACGACGACCAGAACGGCGCAGTGCGCGGCGGCGGCCTGACCGCGGCGCAGGCCGCCGACATCATGCAGATCGGCACGCGCGCCGGCCTGGCGGCCGACGTGATCGAACAGGCGGTGCGGTCGGGCGTGACGGTCGACGCCTTCCGGGCGCGCGCCTTCGATCACCTGGCCGGCCAGTCGGAATCGCAGCCGACCACGCCCGCCCGCGTGGTTCGCGACGAGGCCGAGACGCGGCGCCGCGCCATGGTCGAGGCGATGTCCTACGGCTTCGGCGCGCCGGTCCCGACCGCCGGTCCTTCGGCGGCGGCGCGCGGCTTCATGGACTTCGTCGACGTTCCGGACTTCGCGGCCGCCGCGATCGGCCATCGCGGCCGCATCGTCACGGTGCGCGAGCGCGAGGAACTGCTCACCCGCGCGTTCCACACGACCAGCGACTTTCCGCACATCTTCGGCGCCGCGATCAACACGGTCCTGGAGATGCGCTATGCGCTCACGGCACCGACCTATCGCGAGATCTCGCGGCGCCGCGACTTCATGGATTTCCGTCCGCACTACGCGATCGGCATCGGCGAGTTCCCGATGCTGGAGAAGCTGACCGAGGCCGGCGAGATCAAGTTCGGGACCTTCGGCGAATCGAAGGAACAGATCGCGGTCGTGCCCTATGCGAAGGGGCTGCGCGTGACGCGGCAGATGCTGGTCAACGACCGGCTCGGCGCGATCGCCGACCTCATGGGCGGCTACGGACGGACTGTCTCTCGCTTCGAGGAGATCACCTTTTACGCGATGATGCTGTCGGCGAATACCAAGCTTTCCGACGAGCAGGTCGTGTTCCACGCGTCGCACAACAACCTCGCCGGCTCCGGCGGCGCGATCGCGACGGCGACCCTGTCGGCCGGCAAGGCGGCGATGCGCAAGCAGAAGGGCCTCGACGGCGCCACTCTCAACATCGTTCCGACGATCCTCCTGACCTCTCCGGACAAGGAAGATGAGGCGCGGCAGTATCTCGCGCCGATCATCGCCGGCGAGGCGGCCAAGGTGAACATCCACGTTGGAACGATGCGCCCCGTCGTGTCGTCGGAACTGACCGGCAACGCCTGGTATCTGTTCGCCGATCCGCAGGACGCCGCGGTCTACCAGTGGGGCTATCTCGACGGCTACACGGCGCCGCGCGTCCGGCTCGACGAGCCGTTCGGCACGCAGGGGATCGGGATGACCGTCGAGCACGATTTCGGCGTCGGCGCGATCGACTATCGCGGCGGCTACAAGAACCCCGGCGCATAAGCCGCAAGGCTCATCCCCGACAGGGCGACCGGCCGCCTGGACCGGCCGGTCGCCTTCGCGGCCGCGCGGGCGGCTGTGCGGTCCAGGTTCCTCCCCTCATCCATCGCGGGAACGCCCGCCATCCTGAAGGATCACGTCCATGAGAAACTACATCGAACCCGGCAATTCACTGACCATCCCGGCGCCGTCCGGCGGCGTCACGTCCGGCCAGCCGGTCGCGGTCGGCTCGCTGCGCGGCTTCGCGTCCATCACGGCGGCCGAAGGCGCGGACGTGGCGATCGCCCGCGTCGGCGTCTTCGAGGTCGTCAAGGAAACCGGCGTCGCCTGGGCGGTCGGCGACAAGCTCTATCTGAAGGCGGATGGGTCCGGCTTCAACAAGACGGCGACCTCGAACACGCTGTTCGGCTTCGCCGCCGCCGCCGCCGCCTCGGGCGACGCGACGGGCCGCCTCTGCCTCGCCGACACGCTCTAAGCCGTGAGCGACTTCGCCGCCCTCGCCGCCATCGCCCGCGCCGCCGTCGAGGCGGTGCATGGCGACGCGGTGACGCTGAAGCCGATGGACGCCGCGCGCGGCCCGCACGGGTCGCCGCGGCCTTCGGTCGAGCGACCGGAGCAAACGGTCCGCGCCTGTTTCTTCTTCGACACGGATCTGGAAATCCGGCGCCGGGCGCGGCCGATGATCGGCCAGACCGGCGCGCAGATGATGAACCGGTCGCCGGACATCTTCGCCTCCCTTCCGGCCGCCTGCGGCGCCATCGCCGGCGACCTGATCGTGCGCGACAAGGATGGCGTCCGCCAGGTCTTCGAGATCATGACACGGGACCCCGATGACGTCGGGGACCTGATCGTCGGCCTCGCATCCGTGAAGGTGCTTTGATGCTGTCCGCCGAAGCCGCCCGCCTGGCCGCCCTCGAAGTGCTGTGCCCTGCCGCCGCGCTCGCCGGCGACGAGCCGTTCCCGACGATCGCCGGCGCCCGCGTCTTCGACAGTCGCGCGGCTGCGATCCAGGATCTCGATCCGAATGCGGCCTTCACGCCGGTGCTGGCGCTCTACACGGCGGACAGCTCGACCGTCGCGCGCGGCGACGCGGCCGCCCTCGACGACACGGATGCGCGCACGGTCCTCGAAGTCGTGGCCGAACTGGCGGTCGGCGCGACCGACGACGACGGGACGCCCTTCGCCGACGCGCTTCCCGGCAAGGATTGGGAAGCCCGGCTCACGCTCGCCGCGCTCTGCGCGCAGGTGCGGGCGATGCTGTCGACCGATGAGCGGGGATGGCTGTTCCGGCGCTTCGTGCGCCAGGTCAACCGGATCACCGAGGAAACGTTCGCCATCCCCGAGATCGGCGCGCGCTGGCACCGGGTGACGATGCGCTTCGATCTGTCGATCGACGACGACGACTTCACGGCCGGCGGCATGCCGGAACCGGCGCGCTCGCTCGCCGCGCTCCTGCCGTCCGGCTCGGCGGCGCGCGCGCACCTCGATTACCTGGCGGACCAGTTCACGGTTCCCGAGCGCACGCCGCTCGCCGCGATCGCCTTCACCGAGGCGGACGGCCTGGACGGCGTCGTCGTCGAC